CCAAGCTGCCGGAGAAACAATCAGCGCAGTCAACGCAGGCGTTGCTGTAAACAAGCTACTGCAAATCAGTTGTGGTGCGGCGTACACAGACGAGAAGGAAGTTGTGGAGTTCGATGCCGCACCTCGCCTCGGTGTACTGGAGGAGGTATTGGAAGAGACAAGCCGCAAGGTAATCATCTTCGCACTGTTCCGCTCAAGCATTGACACCATCGTCAAGTATCTTACTAAGCATGGCTATGCCGTTGACCAGATTCATGGCGACGTGTCAGCAACCAAGCGCGGTCAGATCATTAACGACTTCCAGACTACCGACAACATCCGCGTACTGGTGTTGCAACCACAAGCGACAGCCCACGGGATTACCCTAACTGCCGCTGATACAGTTGTGTTCTTTGGCCCACTCATGTCAGTGGAGATGTATACGCAGTGCATAGCACGAGCCGACCGCAAAGGTCAAGACTCGGACAAAGTTACTGTGGTACACATTGAGTCAAGCCCCATTGAAAAGAAATTATTCAAGGCAATGAATACAAAAGTTTCCGATCACGCAATGCTTGTCGGCATGTTCGACAGCGAAGTAAAAAATATTTAAGAAAGGAGTTGCAAATCAATTCAGTCGTGCTATGCTGTCCAACCATTGACAATAAAATAATTCAAGGAGAAGTAAATGTTAAACATAGATGATGAGGAACCTGCTCCTCAGGAAGCACCGACAGACGTCACTGTCCCCATGGACAAGTTGGCGAAGGTGTACCGCAGGATGCAGTCACGCGTACAAGAGTTAACCGCTCAGTACGAGTCTGAGATCGAGGACATCAAGCGTCAGCAAGACGTTGTGAAGATCGCGCTCAAAGACCAGATGCTCAAGCTTGGCGTATCAAGTGTACGCACAGACCAAGGCACCGTAGTGCTGTCTACCAAGACACGCTACAACACACAAGACTGGGACTCTTTTAAAGAGTTCATCAAGGAACACGATGCGTTGGACTTGTTGGAGAAGCGTATTGCGCAGACCAACATGGCTACGTTCTTGTCCGAGAATCCCAGTCTAGTTCCCGCAGGGCTTAACTCTATGACAGAGTACGCCATTTCAGTTCGTAAACCAACTAAGTAATCAGGAGAATCATTATGAGCAATGTAGCTCTATTCAACCCATCCCAAGCCCCCGCGTTCGCAAAGAACCGCACATCGTTGTCACCCATGGCCCGAGCCCTAGCCGGTGGCGCAGTAGGTAACCGCACCAAGAGCATCTCCATCAAAGGCGGTGTGTTTCGTTTGAACGAAGGCGGCAAAGAGATTGCCGCTATCGAAGAGCGCTACCTTGACGTAGTCATTGTCAATGCCGCGCCTGATGTTTCACGCGTGTTCTATGCCAAGGCTTACGATGGCGAAGTATCTGCGCCTGACTGCTGGTCACAAGACGGCAAGACACCAAGCCCTGAGGCAAGCAACCCACAGCACAACAAGTGCGATGGATGCCAACAGAACATTGCCGGTTCTGGTCAGAACAATAGCCGCGCTTGCCGCTTCCAACAACACATTGCTGTAGTGTTGGCTAACGATATGGAAGGTGCGGTGTTGAAATTGACTGTGCCTGCCAAGTCTGTGTTCGGTAAAGAAGAAGGCGACAACCGCGCCCTGCAAGCATACGCTCGTCACTTGGGCGCACAGAACATTGACCCATCTGAGGTCATCACGCGCATGAAGTTCGACACTAAGTCCGAAGCGCCCAAGCTGTTCTTTAAGGCTATGCGTTGGTTGACTGACGACGAGTTCCCAACCATTCAGGAACAAGGCAAGACAGACACCGCTGTTAAGGCAATCACAATGTCTTTCTCTAAGATGGACAGCGTTGCCGCCCCTGCACCCTTGAAGCTTGAAGGCAAGCGCCCTGCGCCTGTGGTCGAGGAAGAGGAAGCCCCCGCACCTAAGGCTAAGACCAAAGCCAAGCCTGCCTCTCTGCCTGCCGAGGAAGAAGAGGAGCCTGTAGTCCGCAAGGAAGAGAAGAAGCCCAACGCTGTGCCCAAGGCGAAAGCTGACTTGTCTGCCATGGTGGACGACTGGGACGAAGCGGAATAAGGAGTAGATCATGAGACTTATGACACGCGATTCCACTCCAAGAGAGTTTCAAAAGGTTTACCGCCTTGGTGATGTTGTTTACGTTCCACACTTCCGCAGTAGCGATGTGTTTGTAGGCCCCGGATACCCCCGCTTCACAAAACAACTCTACAACGAGTTTGAACTCGTTAGAGGAGGCGCTGTGCAAGAAAGCATGCCTCTGTGGACAAGGGGTAAGTACGGTATCGTTGACGACCGCAACCCATAAATATCGGGGGGAAAGTTTGACAAGGTATGCTTTTCGAAAGCTTGCAGACGACTTGTCATTCCGGTACCCCCACCTACACCATGCCATATTCACAACAAGTAATCAGCGCAGTCAAGAAAGCGCCTAAGACGTTGGGCAACCAACTCGGGCGGTGGGCTGTGCATCATGACTTCTCTGCCATCAAGATAGCCAAAGTAACAGGAGCCTCTCGGCAATCTGTTTACAACTGGTTCAATGGCGGTGAAGTATTCGTGGCTTACCGACCCTCGGTCGAAGCTATTCTTAAAATTTTACAAGCGTCCAGTACGGGCGACGAAGCTTGGAGACGAACATGCAAAGCATTCAACCTAAAAACTTGAGCGACGAAGAGATACTGCGTCAGGTATACCTGATGGGCAACGAGAACATGCCAAAAGAATGGGTAGAAGTTCTGTGTGAGCGCTTCGCCAAAGCGCTTGATTACTATCAAGACAGATACGATGAAGGCTTTGCTGACGGCTCTGCCAACGGCTTAGACCACGGAACCAAGCGAGGATTTGAAGAAGGTTTTGCCGCAGGCGTAGCTCACGCGAACGACCCCGAACTAAAATAACCAAAGGATACACATGACATCCGCTGATTTTTTAGCGGTGGTTTTGCCGTCCGAAGGTTTTGGCCTGTATTGCGCGGTAGAACTCACAAAAAAGAAAGAGCATGTATATGCGGCAAAGATTGAGGAACTCATCCCGACGATCGAGGAGTGGCACGCCAACAACTACGACGTCTTCTATGGACTAGCTACCTTTGACAAGAAGCGCGGCGCTGAAGAAGCTCAGTACCTCAAATCGTTCTTTGTTGACTTGGATGGGTACGCCACCAAGAAGGCGGCGGCTGATGCGCTGATTGAGTTCCTGACAAGGTCTGGGCTTGATGCGCTAGGTACGCCATGGGTGGTTGACTCAGGTGGAGGTTTGCATTGCTACTGGCCGTTAAAGGACGAGATTCCTGCAACTATATGGAAACCTGTTGCCGAGAACTTGAAGCGTCTGTGCAAACAGGAAGGCTTCAACATCGACATGACGGTGACTGCGGACACTGCGCGCATCTTACGTGTGCCCGGAACTGCCAACAACAAGAAGAAGTACGCAACGCCACGCCCTGTCCGAGTAGTCCAAGAAGGCGATATTTTTGACTTCTCGACTTTTTCGCCACTCGTTTACGAGAAGTTGGAAGAGGTGCCTGCACCCCCTCCGACCAAGCTAGACCTCCCCGGCCAACGCCCCACGGCGCAGACACGCGGTCAGGTTAAGCTGATTCAAGATAGCTTCACGCTGTTTGGGAACTTCGAGAACCAGTGCGGTCAGGTGCAGGACTACATTGCCACAGCTACGGAGGATGGCAAGGAACCCATCTGGCGTGGACTCCTGTCTTGGGCAAAGGTCTGTGAGGATGGCGCAGAGAAAGCTATCTGGTTGTCGGACATGCACCCATACCCGCACGATCGGATGCACCAGAAGCTTTCTGAGATCAAAGGCCCGTACGCGTGCATGAAGATGGACAGTGAGAACCCCGGAATTTGTACTAAGTGCAAGCACTGGGGCAAGATCACCAACCCCCTGATACTGGGGCGCGAGATCAAGGTGGACAACACTGCCAAAGAGATCATGCTATCTGCGCCTGCCGAGGAAGACTTTGACGAAGCTGAGCTTGACTCTGAGGAATCTTACGAGCCAGAAGATACGGGTTTACCCCTAGCACCTAGCGTGGTACGTCCTGTGCCCCCTCGTGGCTACAGCTATGGCGAGCATGGTGGTGTGTACTGCACGCGTACCGAGGAAGACGAAGAAGGCAAGAAGTCCAAGAAGAATATTCAACTGGTTCCCTACGACTTGTTTGTGGTTGACCTTTTGAAGATGGAGAACGACCACTTGGTTCACATGGCCGCTGTGCGACCCGAAGGCGTGCAGACGCTTAACTTCCCACAGAAATCTATTGTCAGCAAGGATGAGACGCTCAAGTGGCTAGCCAGTCAGAACATTGTCAGTACCTTTGCGGGTCACGACAAGACGCTGTTTGAATATGTGCGTTCATGTGTGGGCGATGCTTCTCAGAACCGCAAGCCAGTCGAGGTGCCGTTCCAATGTGGATGGCAGGCAGATCAGTCGTTTGTTTACAACAATCGCGTGTTCAGTAAAGATGGGCGCGAGACTCGGATACCCATGCCCGGGCTTGAGAACATCAACCGCAACACCAACGGCAAGGGCGACCTTGATACGTGGCGGCATCTGTGGAAGACGATCTTTGTGGAGAAAGAGGGTATGGAGACAGCCTTGGCTGTGTCTCTGGATTCCTTTGGATCACCGCTTATGCGCTTCACTGAGTACGAAGGTTTCGTCTGGCACATCGGCTCTCAGTGGTCAGGTACAGGTAAGTCTTTAGTTCTAAGTGCCAAGGCTGGTGTGTGGGGTCACCCCCTGCGCTACCGCACAGGCAAGAGTACATCCCCTGTTGCAATGCAACAAAGGGCGGGGTTGCTTAACAGCATGCCGCTTCTGATCGACGAGATCACCAACACCCAACGCAAGGACATGGAGTGGGCACCTGCCTTTATCTTTGACTACGCAGAGGGTCAGGGCAAGGAGCGTATGGAGTCGGGCTCCAACAAGGAACGTATCAATAACAGTACGTGGACTGCTACTTGCACAATGACTGGTAACGAGAAGCTGACTGACTATATGGCGGGGGCACGTAAGCACAGTTCAAACGGCGAGTTGTTGCGGATGCTTGAGTGGTGTCCACACAAGAAACTTATCTGGAACTCAGAAGAGCGCAAGACTCTGCTTGAGATCAAACGCAACTACGGCGTAGCAGGTGAGGCTTGGGTTCGGTGGTTAGCTGTCAACCAGAAGACTGCCGAGGAGATTGTGCGCAAGGTACACATCCATCTGAAGAAGGTCTTTAACTTCAACGACGATGAGCGCTACTGGCATGCGGGTTGTACTACAACTGTGGCGGCGGCTATTCTTTTGCGTAAGGAGTACTCTGGCATCCTAGACGTGGAGATCAACAAGGTCATCAACGCTCTGAAAGGACTTGTGGAGAAAGGCCGTGGCATTATAAAGAACAGTGTGCGCTCTGCTGAAGATGTGCTCAACGCCTACATCGGTGACAACTACGGAAGCTTTATTGTTCTGAAGAAAGTCGAGGGCAGAATCCTAGCAGCGTGGGGCGACAACGGCGACATCGTTGACCGCTCGACCACCAAGAGCAAGGTGCTCGGCAGGGTGGAGC